GACAGATTCAACAATAAGTTCCGCTATGTGCCTTGTAACGGAGACGTTGCAGGTCTCATGACTAGAACTTCGATTGTTGCTTATCCTTGGTTCTCGCCCGCAGGTCAGCAAAGAGGTATCCTCAACAACGCTGTCAAACTGGCATATAACCCCAATAAGGCACAAAGAGATCGTCTGTATCCTCAGAGAATCAACTCGATTGTTACTCAACCAGGACTCGGAACATTACTCTTCGGTGATAAGACCGCACTTGGTTATGCATCTGCATTTGATAGAATCAACGTTCGTCGCCTGTTCCTCACTGTGGAGCAAGCACTGCAGAGAGCAGCAGAAGCACAACTCTTTGAACTCAATGATGAGTTGACGAGAGCAAACTTCAAGAACATTGTTGAACCATACCTGCGTGATGTTCAGGCGAAGAGAGGTATCTTCGGATTCCTCGTTGTTTGTGACACCTCAAACAACACTCCTGATGTTATCGATAATAATGAGTTCAGGGCAGACATCTTCCTGAAGCCTGCGAAGTCCATCAACTACGTCACCCTCACATTCGTTGCCACCCGCACGGGCGTCAGCTTCGAGGAAGTAGCTGGTAGAGTTTGATATTAGTTACTAAATAACCACAGGAGGATACAACAATGGCAACTACCAGAGAAAATAGAACAATCTCAGACTTTAAGTCTAGACTTGTTGGGGGCGGTGCCCGCCCCAATTTGTTTGAAGTCAGAATGACTGATCTGCCTGACTTCGTTGATGACTGGCCTTCCGAAACCTTCCAGTTTATGTGTAAGGCTGCTGCACTTCCTGCATCGAACATTGCACCAATCGATGTTCCTTTCAGAGGTCGTATTTTCAAGGTTGCTGGAGACAGAACCATTGATACATGGACTATTACCATTATCAATGATGAGGATTTCAGAATCAGAAATGCCATGGAAGCATGGATGGATGGAATCGCAAAACTGTCTAACAACCTGGGTGCTACTAACCCATCTGCTTACATGAGAAATGCTACCGTATTCCAACTTGGAAGAGGTGCAAATCCAAGAAGTACAGATGCTGATGGTGACAGAAACGCTGTTCTCGCTGAATACGAGTTCATCGATATGTTCCCAACAAACATCTCTCAGATTGATCTTTCATACGATTCTTCAGACACTATTGAAGAGTTTACCGTTGAGTTCCAGGTTCAATCCTTCAACCTGAACGCAGCGGGCGGTCCTGATGACTAATAAATAGAGTATAAGATCAACAAAAGATATAAATTATGACTAAGTTATTTGGGTTCTCGCTTGAGGACAATGAACCACTATCTCCTGGAGCGGTCTCCCCCATTCCTCCCAACAATGAGGATGGGGTTGATCACTACAT